ACTGTAGTGCCGAGTAGCCTCTGTGTATAACGGGTAGTATCCATTCCCCACCATCCGTCCTCTGCGACTTTCTTGGTCGGAGCGGGTGCTACTTCAGAGTAGTCAATCCAAGGAAGCATTCCGTGCCAATGCCAAGCCTTTGAAGCAGTGCCGCCCTTGCAGTTGCGCCTTGTGCCGTTAGCATCCACCCAAGAGCCGATTACCCTTGAAGCTCCGAAGGACACAGTGCATTCTACTACATTGCAAGTCTGACCATATCTGTCCTTAAACTCTCCGACATAAACACCTGCGTGACCCTTGTCTTCGGTCAGAAGGAACTCGCCCTTATTGACATAAGAGAAGTCTGTGGAGATGTGAGAACAGCACTGAAGGATTGTCCATCCGTTCCAATCTCCGAGTCCTGTGGAGAGGTTTGCTCTCTGATAAGAGCCTACCGCACCGCCCTCTTTCCATCCCCATATGAGAGCCTTGACGAGATTCCAACAATCGAAGGAATAACCGCCCCCGTAGTTGTATCCGAGGTTGCGTGGGAAATGGTTATCATACTTTGTGTTCAGCCCAGTTGCGATATGAATTAGGATGTCGCAGAACTGCTTGAATGTGTAAACTACTTTAGCCATTGATTTCTCCTTCCGCATCGTGCGCTATCTCTTCCCTTGTGGTAGAGCCGAACTGATTCTGCTTGTTGTAGTTATTACGGCTCACTCCAACAAAGACACCGAGCAGCGTGGACAGGATGAGTGCAGTGGACTTTATCTGTTCACCATACGGAAGATTCCATACTGTGGCGAGTCCGAGATATGCCACGCCTATCGCCGTGATGCCTGTTTCTGCCATAAAGCGCAGAAAGTCGAATACTTTGTTCTTCATAAAATCGCTCCTTTCAGCCCCCGAAGGGGCGGGATGATAAAGTTGGTCAGCCCCGCAACTTTCGTGCGGCTACGGGGCTGTTTTGGGGCTTGCAAACTACTCTGCGGTAGGCTCTTCAGTTGCTATCGGAGTGAGGATTATCTTGCCGTTCTCGTCACGAGAGAGAGTGTGAGTTGCGTTGCCGTTTGCATCGGTCTTGACCCATCCCTCAATCTTGGCGGGAGACAGAGATGTGGTCGCCCTACCACCATCGTAGCGGACATAATCAAGCACCTTGTCTCCATCGCAATCGTAGAGCACTGTCTGTCCCTTTGCGACTACCATACCGCTGACCCAAACCTTGATACCCTTTGATTCAAGAGCGGATACTCTCTGCTCAAGGTCGGCTATCATAGCAACGAGGTCGAGGTTCTTGGAGTCATCAACCTTTTCAGCGGCGAGAGCAAGAAGCTCTGCCATATCCTCTTCTGTGATGTCGCCTGTGACGAACAGCTTCTTGATGCGTGCTTCCATATCTGCAAGACGATACTGTCCCTGTGCAATAATGCTTTCAATAAACTTTCTCATTTTGTTCTCCTTATGCGTTTAATGCCTGTGCTATCATCTTGTCTATATAGAGTCCTGTGTCTGCTCTATAGACCACGGATACCTCCCCCGCATCGCTCCAAATGTTGTTCTGCCCCAACAGCGTTGTCACCTCTGTCGGCGTAAGCTGAACTGTGGTCGGGGTTACAAGATAGTAGCAAATCTGAAGCGGTTCACTTGCAAGCAAAGTTTTGAATAAAGATGCGGTCATTGCTCTTTCATCTCGGATTTGAATAGCCGTGATTGTCCTATTCCAACAAGCTTGACCATTAGTTAATCTTGTCGCGTCACCTGCCGCAATAGTAGTATATTTGTTTATGGGAATTAACTGTCTATTTGCGTCTCGCTGATTAACTGAAGAATTAATATAAACGCCTGCACTTCCGTTATTCTGCCACGGCTCCGAGCCGTCATATGTCACTAACTGTCTATCCACTGTCAGCACCCCTGTTGTCACGTTCAGCGTACCGCCGTACACTGTCTGACCGAGGGAGACGGGGTAGGTGTCGGCGGCTTCTTCGGTCATCGTGACGAACAGCTTTGTGCCTATTGCCGCAATGTAGTCAGCGCAGTTTGAGTATGAATTATCACGGAATGCCATTCGAATGACGGTTGTGTTTGCGTTTACTGTGAACGTGTACGGAACAGCCTGCCAACCGTGGTCAACGATTCTTGTTGTACTGGGGTTGTACTCGCTTACGCCAACGTAAAACGTCTTGTTTACGCCCATTCCGTTATAAACATCTATGGTGTAAGACTTCCCCGCCTCAAATGGTATTGTCTGACTATATGGAGCGAATCTCTGTACATTGTTTCCCCATCCCGATTCCGTAGTTCCGTACAGTCCCCATTTTGAAGCATCCATAGTGAGCATATTTGCTCCGCTTCTGACAACGTTCACGCTATCGTGACCGCTTATGGGGCAGATGTTTTCATAAGGACTCCAAGCCCCTGCACTTGAGCCCTCAACTATAACAGGCTGAACATTAAAGGCTTGGTGGTTTGAATTACCCGCATCTGTGCAATAGAACCAATATATGCGCTGTGTTGCATTCGCAGTGAATGTTCTTGAGGCGTACGCATTGTTTATTGCGCTTTGGATAGCGGCACCAATGTCTGTGCTGGGCACATTTGCAGAAGATGGTTGAGATGTTGTCGTGCTCGCTCCTATGCGACCATACTTTAGCACCCCACCCGAAATGGTATAAGTTTTTCCGCTTACAATGTCCGTATATCCAACGTACGGAGTCGCCCATTTTATTGCGGTAGTATCAGCAATTCCGATTACGCCTGTCGATGCGCTTGCGCTCGTAATGACATCTGAACTTGTTGCCGATTCGTTAACCGCAAACTTATTCACCCCGCCCCCCGCAGGGTACGGAGAGGTCTGCCCGTTGAGGTCTTGAACAGGCTCAAGGTCTACGGAGAGGGACTTTACAGGAATACCTTCTGCCCCATCAGTAAAGCTTGCAATGCTTCCGCTTGCTGTGTCGGTCGGGTATGCCCCGATGCTTGCGTTCTTCAGCAAGGGTCTTATGGTTGTAAGGTCGGACGAAATGTTAGAGAAGCTCTCGTTGATTGCGTCCATTTGAGAATTGATTATTGCTGTTGCCATACTACTCCTCTACTTCCCCACCGAGGTCGGTGATGATTCCCTTGAGAGTGGTGTCAATTGCTTGAAGCGTGGTGTCGAGTTCCTCAAGCTGTTCGTTGATTTTTGGATTCTGTGCGTCTGCCATAGCCTTAACTCCTTATATAGAAATTGCCGTCTGCGCCAATGTATATCGTGCTGTTGAGTATGGTCTGTGCTTCTTCTGCGGAAGCCTGTGCGGATGATGCGAAGCCCTCTGCATCGTCTGCGGAGTCCTGTGCGCTGTCTGCGATTGTCTGCATCTGCTCAAGCATATCGGTCACCCATTCAGCCTGTGGCTGTGGTGCTTCGCCCTCTTCGCCAATGTCATCGCTGACCCAAGTGCTCCACACTACTGTCTTGGCGAGGACATCTCCAACATACCAATAAAGCTCACACTCTCCGCTACCCTTGTAGGCGGTGTCAGCGGAGTTCACGAGCCAAGAGACGGAATCCTCTTCGCTCGTTGCTGATACAGGATAAGCAGTGCTGTCCTTCGCTCTTTTCGCAAGCAGAACAGGGTTTCCCGCTCCGTACTGTTCAACGAGGTAGGACACATCGAAGACCACTTGAGTTGCTGCGTTCTCCCCTCTCCGTCCGAGGTTGATGCTGTCGGTGTCTGTTCCGACTTTCACGTTGATTGTGTTCATAGTCTACCTTTGCCTTTCAGCTCTTCGACTTTTCTGTGAATGTATGAGTTCCCGCCTTTTGCTTCGTAGTGCGAGAGTTCTTCCCAAAAGCGTTGGCGTTCTATTTGGTCTTTCTCCTCGCCTCGTTCGATTTCGGCGAGAAACGTAACAAGGTAGTTCTTGCAGTTCTCAAGGTCAACTGTGTCAAGCTGATGCTTTATCTCTGCGACACTGCCCTTGACCTCATTGATGGCTTTCGTCTGTGCGTCAAACTTCTCCTTTAAGAGGTCTTCAAGCCACTTCTGAATCGAGGACTTGATTTTCGCAAGCCCACCTATGAGCGCAACGATGAATGCCACCGCTACCGCTATCTGCCCGATTGTGATGTTTTCCACTTATACTCTTCTCCTTATGCTAATGTGCAACCGAGGGCTAAAACGTACATCATTATCGTCTTCGTTCCGCTCTTCGTTGATATACTACTTGAGCTTATCGTATCGCCATTTGCCACCTTGAGGGCTACTGCCGCATTTGCTCCGAACTCCGCAGTGTGAGCAGATGGGTATCGGTTCGCACTATAAGCCATTATCGTCCCGTTCTTGCTTATTTGGGTTCTTGTTGTTCCGTAATTGCTTGTGTTATCTGTGAAGATGGTCGAACTGACAAACACTATTCCGTCTCCGCTTACTGTATAAGTTTTTGTGGTGTCAGCACTAACTGTGTTTGTGGTAGTCCTGTAGTCATATTCGGTTGTCCCACTTAATATGAACGCCCCGAAGTCAGCAAGGTTGAGGTTGCCGCCTATAGTGACATCGCCGGATGTCTCAATGTCATAGGTTGTCTTCAGCTTCCCGGCTTCTGCGTATGTTCCAAATCCAACGCCGCCGTCAGGATCAAAGTCCCAGTCATACTTTCCTGTCAGGACCTGATCTGTTTTAGTTGCCGGTGGAGTGCCAAATTTGTCTGTGACCACATAAACTATGTCATAGACCTGATTTGTTGCTATATTGCCGCCGCCAAGTGTTACAGCAGTGCCGTTAGTCAGGACGGTATCAGTACCATTGACAGTTACTTTGTGCAGTACAACAGCATTAGATCCAACAGCAGTGATAGTCCAAGTCGCTTTACACCTAACATAAGTGCCAAGTCTTTGTTCTGTTCCGCTTGAGTCGCATCTAAACGTCTCCGTCTGTATTGTCGGCGGAGTATATGCGTGTACCGTCAGGCTTGCCAATGACCTTTCAGCAGTCAGACCATAGGAGTCCGTTACAACAACCTTGAAAACATAAGATCCCGCCGTTGCCGGATTTGCCCCGGTGTAGACAGAAGAAGTGCCGGTTTGCAGCAGCGTATCATTGGCATAGAACGCGTAATTAGCTATCGTGGCACCTTCCTCAACAGCTGTTGCCGATGCAGTCAGGCGAATAATAGACTTTGTGCCAACATAGACGCCAACCGCAGAGACACCCGTTCCCACGTCAGACACCGCAAAAGAGTCAACTGTTGGCGGTTCAACGTGTATTGCGTCAAGGACTATAGTGTCGGAAAGAGATCCAATGCCCGCAGATGTTCCTGAAAGATCAAGAGTGCCTGATATGGTCGCTGATTTAGTTCCGTTCGCTTCGTGCTGAATTACAACATAATCGTCATCCCTGAAGAAGTAATTAGTATCTGCGCCGATATTCCTGATATCGAAATTGACTTTGCCGGAAGTGTCTGCTCCATCAACGCTCTGAGACCACGCCGCATTTGCTTTGTAAGTTTTCCAAGCGGCGTTAGATTTCTGCACCGCCCATCTCAAGCGAACTGTACTGCGTCTTGTGGCGGTATCCTGAGCTGTAATGGTCCAATAACAGTAAAGGGTAAATATACGCCCGTCTGTTCCATTAAAGGACCCTGATAATGTTCCGCTATGTGCCATTATTGTTCCTATCCGTGGACGTACTGTCCGCTAAAGTGTCCGTCACTTGAATTGACCGTCTGTACCCACTTGTGAGTCATTGTGGCGTCTTGAAGCGTCATTTTACCGTTTACAACAGCTTCGCTTATGAAGAGTTGGTTGTTAGAGAACCACGCGACTTCCTGACCGCTTTCGCCTGTGAATGACAGCCTTGTGCTTTGCAGTAATGCTTTTATCTGAGAATCGCGTTTGCCAAGCTCTATCATGCCGCTTATAAAGCGGATATACTCTTGAACGCCCTCAGAATATGCAGACAGATCGTTCTCTGCCTTTTCGGTTGCATCTGCTATGCCTTGATTGAAGGTTATAAGCAGACCTTCCGCAGTCTGTTCGACTTTGGTGGAAAGCTCTCCCTCTTTTGCTGTAGCGCGGGCAACCTCTTGAATTATGCTGTTTTCAGTCGCCTCTATCCTTGAATAGCTCTGAGCCTGATCTCTTTGTATCTGCCTAACAACCGGCGATACATAGATGTATTCATCGTCAGATTCTTCTTCATAAGGCGCGGATACGTTTGAAGGACAAGTATTAGAAAATACTATTGTCTGCTGAGCCATCAGGGAAGACAGCCCGCAGATATTAAGCCAGTCTCCAAGACCCGTTGCCGGATCTATGTAGGCTCTGTCCGCTTCGAACGGTTGATACACATAGCCCTGCACCTTGCTTAAGACTCTTGCCACAGTCTCAGCAGTTGCGTAAGCCGAATTGCATATAATAGCAGTGCCGGGAAGCGTGTCATACCCTTCAGACTTAAACTCCGAACTGCCGTTGATAAGCTTTACCTTATCGACTTCAGCAAGCGCCGCCTGATTTGTGCAAGCCGCGACATAATCAACGTCCGAATACTTCTTATAGTACCCGATTACATCACCGTAAACGCCATTTCTTAAAAGCCCGCCGCCGTCAATATAGACAACTCTGTCTGTGTCTGTAATATCTGCAAGCGGGACCGCAACGTCCATGCCGGAAGAGTTTTGCACCCATAAAGAGGACCCTGCCGGGGGATCTTCGCCGCACCATATATAGCCTTGCTCGTCAAAATAGCAAATGCCTGCCGCCGCATTAAGTGTTACAAGAGTCAGTTTGTTTTCGTCTGATATGGTCCAATTGCCGCCATACAAGACGCCTATCTCCTGTAACATCTCCCTTCTTGTAGTGCCTGAAGGCCCTATTGCCGGAACATTGCTTATTTCGTATCCATCGCTAAGAGCCGCTTCTGTTGCAGTGTCAAGAGCAAGACCAACGTCTTCGCATATCATCTGCACAACCGATAGCGCCGTATCAGACACCCACTCGCCGGACAGCATGAACGGAACGTCCATCTTATTCATTGCGTCATATGCAATGATCTCCGTTGTTTTTGCGACTCTATTTACATTTCGCTTAGATATAAAAAAAGTGCCTTTTGGCACCCATTCAGATATCAACGTACTGTTGAATACCCGCTGTTGTACTTGTATTGTTGCGCCTCTTGGTATATCAGGAAGCCCTTTTAGAGTAAACTGAAGCTTTCTTGTTGCGGCATTACCGATAGACAGATCATCAAATAAAGACCCGTCTATCGTGCCACTTTTTATGTTGGAAAGATCGTATGTTACTCCGTCAATCAACAGACGCGTATTAACTCTGTATCTATCTGAAATTATTGTTTTGTAATTTTCAGAGACAGTCTGCATTTAGGTCCTTTCCGGCGCCATTGCAATGAACTGAAGGGAAAGACCTTCCCACCAATTGCCGTTTTTCATGAGCCTTAAGGTATCTTTGCCGGATGTTATGTACGCGTCAAAAGTAAGTGTTCCCTGCCCGTAAGGGACTGTTAATACGTGATAATCAACAGGAGCGGATAAAACTTCATACATTGCATCATACTCGGCTTTATCCATCCTTGAAGTATCAAGTTGTATGGTGTAGTTGTAAAAGGTGCCGATTATGGATCTAATAAACACGCCGGCTAAAACGCGCCCTGCGGTATCATCGTCAAGCACCTGAAAATTACGCTCAATGCCGTTTTCAGGCACTATTACGTTATAATAGACACCATCTATTGAGAAAACATTCTGCGCCATTTAAACACCTCTGTTTCTCCGTGAAATAGTGATCTCCTTATCAAGCATTGCAATGAACTGCGCCATAGAGCCTGTGAAATTGACTTCTATAGACTGCCCGCCTGCCTCTGCTAAAACCATCCTGAACGCGGATACAATAGTATCAAGCGGCGCCTCTATGTTTGTTCCCTGCTTCTGATCTCCGAGGACTGCAAGGAACTCCCTGTTCGGCGGAATTACTGCGCCCTGCGCAAGATACGGAATGTATTTCAGGTTAAAGCCAAATCTGCGTCCACCTATTCCCGGCACCCAGTCAGGAATATCAAAGTGCAGTTGGTTTACTTGCCCTATAAGCCAGTTGACTATCCTAAGAACAGAATTTGCAATGCCCCTAACCCAATTGACTATTGGATTATCTGTGACTGATACCGCCTTTGTAGTGCCTGCTATGCCTGCCATTATAAGAGCGATACCGAGCGGGATGCCTGCGCCAGTCAGACACAAAATCACGCCTATTACGATTGACGCCGCTGAGATTATAGCAAGCAAAGTGCCAAGAACGCTTGACACCATACCCGAAAGACTTCCCCAATTAAGCTTTGCTGTTGTCGCAAGAGCAAGAGCGCCTGCGGCTATTAACGCGATACCTAAAGGAAGTGCAACGCCTGTAAGTGCAAGTATAAGACCGATTGCAATTAAAGCGCCTGCTGCTATTGCCACTATCTTCGCTATTGTCTGCTTTGTTTGCGTAGGCACTTTATCCGAGTTGAGCGCAACAGCACCAACGAGAGCGAGAGCGCCCGCCGCAATTAAGGCAATGCCTATAGGAAGCGATACTCCTGTTACTGTGAGTATGATACCTAATGCCAGTAAAGCACCCGCCGCTATCTTCGCAATGCCGTTTAAAGACTGTTGTACGGGATCATCAAGCGATTTCCAGTTGATTGCAACCGCCGCCGCAAGAGCCGCCGCGCCAAGCACTATAAGCCCAATGCCAAGCGGGATATTCGCGCCTGTTGCGCAAAGAAGGATACCTATCGCTAAGAGAGCGCCCGCCGCTATAAGAAGAACGTTATTAAGCGCATTCTTTAAAGGCTTTTCCATAGCGCCCCAATTGAGTGCTATTTCAGAAGCAAGCCCCGCCGCGCCAAGCGCCATAAGCGCTAAGCCAAGTGGAAGATTAACCCCGCTTAAAGCAAGTATCAGTCCCAATGCAAGCAATGCGCCGGACAGATATGTCATAAGTTCATCAAGTCCGCTTTTGTACTTGTTTATGTCTATGCCGTCAGATCCGGCACCGCCGCCGCTTCCCGAATTGCCTATAGTCTGAACAGTATCAAAGCTTGCCATGCTTCTTCCTGTCGATTTAGATGCAGAAGACGCCTTTTTAGTGCCTTTTACAAAGTCGCTTAAAGACTTGCCGGTAAACCTTGCGAACAGATTGCCTATTGCCAGTGCCGCACGTGTAGCGAGATTTGCCAGTGTTATAAGGACCGGCATTACTGCTGATACAAGCGGTCTTGCCATAATAAGCGCGGCATTCTTAAGATCCGAAAACGCCTGAGTTGCCTCTTCGTTTTCTTTTGCCACTTCTGACAACGCGCTTCGCATATGCCTTAGCGCCGTTGTAATTACCGAAAAAATAAGGACCCTCTTTGCAAGGTTCCCAATTCTTCTTGTGAACTTTTCCACGGCGCCGCGGTTTTTTCGGAAGGCGGTACCCATCTCTCCGACTTTATTCGCCGCCTGCGCAAAGACGTTACCGTTAGCTCCGCCGCCTGCGTTTATAGCCGCTCTTGCTTCTTCAAGGTCCCTTGCAAACTTATCTGCCCTTGCCCTGTCAAGGCGTTCTGCGAGGTCATCAGCGCTTTTAGTTGCCGCTTCAAGCTGTTCTTTGGTCTGCGCAAAATCGTTTTGCATCTTCTGAACAGACGGTCTTGCTTTTTCTATCTTCGCCTTTAGCTGTTCAATCTCAGCCTCAATGCCCGGAAGCTCCCGCTGTGCGTTCATTCGTAGTTCCGCCTGAGCGCTTATTCCCGCCGAACTTTCCACCCACGTTCCTTTTCCGCGTGATGTATCAGAAGGTTGTGCCAGTATCTCTTTATATTCTTTCGCTTTCTGAATAAGCTCTTGTATACGCATGACCGCCGGTTCAAGATCGTCCGCCGTTCCGCCTAATTTTGCGGTTGCGGCGTCATATTCTTTCTTGAGTTTTTCAACGGATTTCTGCGCCCTTGCAAGGTCCTTTTCAAGCTGTCTTGTATCTATGGTGGTATCTATTTGAATCGTACTCATTTAACACCCCATTGCGCGAGAAGGTCTTTCTCTGCGTCTGTGTAATTCGTCTTAAAATCTACCAATTCGCGATGCTCTTTGTACCACTGCTTTTCCCATTTTTCGAGTTGCTGACCCTTTATCTTCTTCGACCTGATAGACACTATCTGAGAAAACAGGCATTCGCCCATCTCATAATAAGCCGCAAGGAAGGTCCACCAATGTAGGTAGTCAAGACTGCGGATCTCTTTCCCAAGCACCCTGTTTATCGGCGGGATTATATGCAATATATCCTGAGACCAGTCCATGAGCTTTGGCGCCTGCTTATTTGGCTCGTCTTCGTTCATGTTTATGAACCTGAAGCACTGCTTTACAGCTTCTTCGTAATTATCCATCGGCGGAAGTTCGGGATAAAAAATAGTCAGAATACAAGCTATTTTATCGCCATCTTCAAGCGCGGGATCTCCAAGTGCCTCTAAGATATCAAGAATCGCTCTATAATCAGACCGTATCTTATAATCTTTGCCGCCTATTTCTACAGTTGTGGGGAGTTCATAGTTCATCGCGCGTATTTCTTGTACTTCTTTATGTACTTATCGACTGTTTCAGATCCGCTCTTTCCGACCTTTTCAACCGCTTCTTCGCAAGAATCGAGCACTGCAAGGAAAAGCGCCATCCAAAGTGGCACACCTTCTTTGTTATAGGCGTATACAGACATACCACCGAAAAGCGGTTCGCACACCTCAGTGTCGAAAAAGCCGTCTATTATGCCCCGCATTTCCTTGTCTTTTCTGTCTGCAAACTCAAATACCTTGTCTGCATCATCTTCAGGGATGCTCTTTATTTCACTTTCGTACTGTTTCTGCTGTTCTTCAAGCTTAATAAAGGCACTATACAGCTTTTTAACAAAGTTTACGTCAGCCGGATTGTAATAGATCTTAGCGCGACCATTAAGGTCAACTTCTTGTAAGCCGGTATCAATTGTCAAATTCATTTTCGTTCTCCCTTAAAAATAAAAGGGCGGATTTCTCCGCCCCTTCAATTAGTTATGCCGGTGTGAAGGTGACTACACCCTGTGCGCTGATGGTTGCTGTTCCCACAGTCCTTGTACCGCCAAATGTTACGTCTATCGGCATATCTACCGTTGCGCTACCGCCTATAGAAGACGGCTTGACAGCGCAAGCGTTGTATCTTTCCGCAAAATTATCTGCCGCATACAGATGAACAAGAAGCATATCGTTGTTCGCCATTGCGGATACGTCCTGATCCTTTATTGCCTGATTCCAAATCTTGACCTGAGCAGCGTCACCGGCGTCAAGTTCGCACGGATCAAAGCTCTGAGATATAACAGGAGTCTTGAAGGTTGTGTAAGTCTGACCAAGAATATCAGTCTTAGTCTCTTCACTCCAATCATACTCAGCACTTGAGTCTTCGACCCTCTTGCCAACCGGACTCCAAACAGGAGTGGAAGCGGTGCCAGTATTCAGGTAAAGGACATACATCTTGCGGGCTATTGTTGCGCCTGCGTCAGTTGTGAATGCTATATCTGCCATGTTTTTACCTCTTTTGGATGATTAGTGTTAGTTGTCATATCTGCGCACATATCTCACAGATAGTTGGACCATATAGGTGCCAAGACCTTCGTCAGTTGCCGCATAAAGTGCGCCGTTGGATGCAATTATTCGTTCGCGGTAAGGGACATCGCCAAATACAGGGGCTTCCCCCTTAACGCTCTGCTCTTGTACCCATTCCTGAAATTCTGCGATCCATTCCTGATTATCCGCCGCAGCTACATTGTCGCCGGGGGTCTTATCGAATACAACATAGATGCCGAAATTCTCTTGGTTTACAACTGTTGTGTTTCCAAGAATATCTGTTGTGCGTGATATCTCATCATGCCCGGCGGGGAAAATACCGCCGTTACTTGGTATCTGATCTGTATAATCGACTTGGAAAGATGCAAGAATATCATAATCAGGGAAAGTTGCTATCCACTCTCTGATCATGCTTAAATGACTCATGGTTGACTCCTTATAAAGTCCTCAAGCTCTTTGGCTATCTTATCTCCTTCCGCCGCCGCCATTCTTTTGTCCCAAAACGGTCCCGCAAGCGGATGGAAAGTGGTTGTGTAATTAAGTGGTGTGTCAGTTGGGACAAGTGTTGCGCCTCTAGACCATCTATATCCAACGCCCGGAATGTATCTTGGACCTTTGCCGGTCTTTGAGTTGACCATCCTGTTGCCGTAATAAACATAGTTGGCATAAGGTGCGTTCGTGACAATAGACGTTGAAGACGCAACCGCCGTTAATTTAGTTGATAACATACCCGTTTCCATAGGCATATACGGAAGCATATGTCTATAGACGTTCTGAGTATGAAAAAGCTGAGCGCGACCATCTTTGCCGATGCCCAACTTTTTCACAACCTCATCAACTTCGGGGATCCTCAGATAAATCGTCATCCGCCTATCTCCCAATGGACTAAAACGCCCCTGTAATACTTAGGATCCACATAGCGTGCAACAACAAGCCCCGCGACTTTGCTTGGAATGAACTGCGCCCATTCTGATCTGTCTGCAATATCAGGACCTTCGCCAATGTACACTCTGTCTCCCGGCTTTACAGGAGCGTTTGAAATTCCATTAAGCTCTTTTGGTATTACAATTGTTGCGTTATTCACTTCTGTACTGCCGGTCTTGTCTATGCTCTGAACCTTCTTAAAGTCCGCGTGTGCGCGGTAAATGGTCTTCACATAGGTGTCTTTATCATAGACTGTTATGGTTGTTCGGCATAATACGCTATAATTAGGACCCATAGCCACCTCGGTAAATGCTTGCATACATCCTGAGCGTAGACAGCGCTGTCCTATTAAGCGTTGCCTGCGTTGCCGTCTCTCCACTGAACGTGGTCGATACACTGCCAACTGACACGGAAGACACGCCCGCATTGGACATAGACTCTTCTGCCGCCGCGACAGCCTCAGCAAGCGCACAAATAGCCTTGTTGCGTCCGTTTATAGGGTCGAAATATGTTACAACGCACATATTCTCATATCGTTTGATATGCTCTTCTGCCCTTTTAGACAGGCGCTCCCAGTCTTTAGAGTCTATTCTGTTTCCGGCGTATGTTGTTACGTAAAAACTGTAATCCATTTTCGTGCATTCCTACTTTGTCGGCTCTGCCTTTTTCGTCTGTTTGGGCTTTGCCTTAGATTTGACAACCTCAAATCTGTCCGACTTGGCATAGTTTTCTTCGACCCACTTAGAAGCGGGTTCATATACTATGCCAGTAAACTTATCCCTGAACTTTTTCATTACTAAGCAAGCGTGAAGATCAGATCTTCCATTACTGCCTTGGTGCCATAGCTGTAAAACAGACCGAATCCATAGGCATTGGACAGCTGAATCTTTTCAGGGTTCATAAGTGTAGTCATAACCGGCTGCGCAATAGCGCCGTCTGCCATAACTATTGCCCTAAATCCGTTAGGAAGGTATACGGAAGACTCGACCTTTGCGCCGTGATACAGTGCGTAAGACTCTCTCTGACCGTCCATCTCAACCTTGTCAAGATAGGTCCTGAACTTGCCATACAGTGCCGGAGTGCATACAACATTGATCATGTCGCGCTCAACGCCGTCAACATAGGCATTCTTGACAGTCTCAACAGACTGGATAAGGACCTCAAGAAGTGCTTCGGGATCAGTTTCGGTAGTGGTGATCGCTGTGCCTGCGGTGCTTGCCTCTGCAAAGAATGCTCTCTCAAGCTCTCTCTCCATTGACTTGGCGTCTCTGCCTGCCTCACGCTGAATAAGGTTATCAACGCCATAAAGCTTGACGTCCTTTTCCTCTACTTCGTGAACAAGTTCCTTGTCCTGATTGATAGCGATAACTACGGGCTTTGCCGTGATAAGCTGTCCGTTGCCTGCGGCTCTTGCAGTGCCGTAAGCGTTGGATGTTACATTGGAAAACCTCTTAGCCTCAACTGTGCCAGTGCTTGGATCGCCGGAAAGATCGTTATTCTTGATTCTCTGAGAAATACAGTCCTTCTGTACGTTCTCGATTACCTTGCCATACTCTTCTGCAAGGAAGTCCTTTCCTGTGGTGGAAAGAAGTACGTTTAAAGATGCTATTCTTGCCATTTTTTACTCCTTAATTAGAAAAAGCTTGGTACGGTTGCTTTATTATTGCCGCCGCGCCCTGTTCCTGTTGCATATCTGCCCGGTGTCTCTTCAGACTCAAACAGATAGTCATTGTCCTTTTTTACTGCTTCTATAGCCGCTTTAACGTCCGCGTCCCTGTTTGTAGACTTCTTCAGTGCATCCATGTCAAGCAATGCCATTATCGCCTTGGCGTTCTTGCCCTTGGCTCCCGCTATTGCCTTTTCAATAGTTGCATCGAACTGCATCCCGGCAACCTTGGTCTGCCATGCAGTCTCTTTGTCTGTAAGGTCCTTGGTAAGCTTTGATATCTGCCCTTTAAGATCGTCCACGTTGACGTCCTTGTATCCTTCA